ATGTATGCTTTTTTTCAATCGATATTCCAAGGCTTACTTAATGGCCTCATCTCTATAGCCCACTGGTTTGGTAGCATTATTTTGGGGCTATTCAACGCCATCAAAAGCTTTTTCACAGCCCTGTTTGGGCCTATTATTTTACTTTTAGGTGGAATTTGGTACCTCATTACGAATATTTTTGAGGTCATCGTACTTATTATCAAAGTGGTGATAGGCCTTTTATCTGTCGTATTTGCTATCTTCGGTGGCGTTCTTAATACGTTTAGTGGCCTTATGGGGTTTTCTGGGAGCACATCATATTATGCCTTACCCGGAGCTTATCAACAGGGTTTCAACACAGTGACTGGATTTATAAGCCAAACTGGATTTAACACAATAGCGTATATCATGGCGACGTTTGTTTGGTTGGCTACCGCTTATGCTGTTATAAAGATAGCCGGTGGAAACGGAGGAAATTAGGTTATGCATTCTATCGTAGATTCTATTTTGTTCCCTATGGAAACTATTTTGCAAGGTGCACTGTCTTATTTAGGACAGATATCCCTGGTGGCTGGTCGGGGACTCAATTTGAATTACTTTTTAGGACCAATAGTTATGATGGGGTCCGGATGGCAGATGCTTGTTGGGTCCATTGTATCCAGTGCCTTTTTACTTCTGATGGTACTGATCGTCAGAAAAACATTTGATATGTACTTAGCCTTTAAATCCGGTGTGAAATGGTGGTAAGAAAAGACTATTGTAAACTTTTCTCGGCCGTGGTTGGTTTACAATTTACAGAGAGAGTTATTTCACGTAATACTAATTGTTAGTTATAGAGAGGTGTTGAAAAAATGTTTCATACAAATTCAAGTGATGTGTTAAATCAAACGTTTACCGTTATTCAACTTTTGGCTCCGATATATGCACTTGTTTTTGGCATAATAGGAGCTCGAATGCTAATAGAGAAAGGATTAAAGAAGATATTCCCGAATTATAATCCTAAAAAAGGTAGGGGAAAGGGTAAATCTGCAAAAAACTCTTCGACTCGAACTAATTCCAAGAGAAAATCAACTAAAAAGGAATTAGCATCCTATATGATAGGTGCTAAGGCTCCAGCAAAAAGAAACGAGCGAATAACTAGATTGTTGACTGAAGCAATGAATGGCGAAGTTCATCAAATTAAGGACAAGGTATATATCTCCTACGACTCAAAAATGGATAGAACAGAAGACGGGCGACCTCAAAGAACCAATCTCGTTTTTGATAAAAGTCGAAATACCAGATTTAAAAAGATAGGTAAGACAATTGAGTTTTCTTATGATTAGCGTTAATTAGTTTGGTAAAAGGGTGGAGGTTTCCACTCTTTTTTTATAACAAAAAGAGTACAGTTTTTGTTCATTGTACGCCGCGCATTACAGCAGGATAATAAAGGAAAAGGTGTTCATGAGGTGAAGCGAATGGCATTTCAATTCTTTTTTCAGGCTGCAGCTGGTATTACTACGGGTGTTGCAAGTGTAATTTTGCCCTGTCTATATCTCTATAATCGTTTGTTCAATAATGGAAGGAGTAGCAGAGGATGATCATACCTGGCTTAAAAAAGTCAAAGTCAAAATCAAATGACGATGTTATTTTGATATCTCAAACAGAAATTCAAGTCTTAGGGGTGTTAGATCTTGATGAGGAATCGGTTAGTGCCGGATCCCTAAAGTTACCCCGAGCAGATGCAGAAGTGCGTTATTATCCTGGGGGAGGACGGGCATTTGTTTATGGATGGGAAGGTAATTACTTGGCTGAAAGTGAACGGATCGCCGAGCTAGAACAAAACGTTGCGCTTAAGAATATGTTTAACTTTGGAACACAAAGCAAGTTAAACCTACCGTTTTTTGTGATGGCCGCTATCTTAGTAATTACGATTATTGTTTTACATCACTAATGAAGGAGATTGAAAAGATGGCTGATAATGATTCCGGAGGTAAATCACTACAAGATATTATGTCTGGTGACTTATTCGCAAATTCGTCGGGTGAACTTGTATCCGTTCTAAATTTCATGGAGAAACACGGGACCCCATTGAGCCCTTATCAGTTGCAGGGAATTGCTTACTTGCGGTATATGCAAGCGCAAAGGGGACATAAGGCTTATGAACCCATCATTTCGACGATTACGAACATGGCTAAAAATCTAACGTTCCCCAGCACGTTCATTGAGGTTATCAATGCCTACTTTACAGGACAATTCATTGATAAGCGCATGATGAACAATGCCCTCAAGGGAGGATCTAAATAATGTACCTTTGGGTCTTCCAGGGCAACCTTGGGGACGGTAAAACATTTGGGGCGAGTGTGTTAGCTCATTACTTTCAGTCCAAAGCTCGTGCAGCGGGAGTGCCTGTCGATCTGTATTCTAACTATGGTTTAAAAGGATCTAAGGAGTTAGGTAACTATAAGGATTTTTATAATGTCGCTCGTTCGCCTAACTCCATCGGGATCATGGATGAAGCCCACGTAAACTTAGATTCGCGGCTTTTCAGTAAGGGTAGTAACATTTATATGACTCAGTTTTTCTTCTATTTTCGGAAGTTGCATCACACAATGTTTTTAACGACCCCTAGCATACGGAACCTAGATAGCCGTGTCAGAAACTTGACCAATATCTTAGTGGATTGTCGTAAGGCAGGCGGATCGTTTATTTATAACGTTTACGACTACTCTGGAGAAAAACTCCTTAGGCGATTATATTTGCCATCTATGAAGGTTAAACAGCTCTTTGCATGTAAACTCTACAACACAGATAACATCGTCAGAAACGTCCAATTCCCGTCAACGGAAAGGGAGTTTGACAAATTCCTAACCGAGATTATTAATGCTCGAAATGAATTTTTATCGGGTAAAGCCCTAAAGGGTCGAACGGATTATTTGAGCCAGGATGAAACGGATGAGAGATACGTCAAAATGCTGACGGAAGGAATGGAGATTGAGGATGAATAAAAATTCTCCATATGATCTTGTTTTAGTGCATGAAACTTTATCTAATATGACGGATGGTGATGTCTTTGGAATGCTGAAAAGTATATTTCCTGAACGTCTTTTATATCGCATGTCAACTGATTGGCGTGAAGATAAAAAGTTTATTCTAAAAGCCAAAGGCACGATGGGAGATGTACTTGTCGGCTGGACTGAAAATCAAAGAATAGGTCAAAATCCGGTAAGACATTGTCCCCTTCTTTAAGTCTCATTGTTCGGAATTTTAGTGAGTTTATTCTCGTGCCGGTTCTTCATGAACACCGGATCGGGGACAGCTGCTGACGTAATTTGGCCAAAAAGTAGAACTATATGTCTCTAAATTCGTTAAATTGTTCGGAAAGAGGTGAGTTTAATGAAAGAGGATGAAAGAAATTTGATGTTCAGGGCAAGGCAGGCTGCGCTCGGTAAGTCTATTCGGATCGTAGATACTCATTGGGGTTTCAAGTCTATAGAATTTGGACAAACACAAGATGTTGAAAAGTTGGCTAGATGTTTTGCTGGGAAAAAAAGAAAGACACGCTGATAATACTCGCGCATAATGATTCTTAGGCGCGGAAAATAGCCGGGACCCAAACAAGAGAATGCGGGGTTCCGGCTTTATTATAGGAAGAAAAGTATAGCGTATAACATGGAGGGAGCCTATGAACGAGTTTTTAGATACTGCCAAAGTGCCTTTGGATACATTAGATGGTTCTCTGGATACTCAAAAGGAATTCTTGGACACTCTTGGACGAACGACGGCTAGGGCCTATGGTGAGGACTTGTCGGATTTCTCCCGTTGGTTTAAAGAATCGGACGGTAAAACGTTGGCTGGTGGTATTGTAACCACCTTGGATCTAAGAGACTATCTTAGCCATATGTTGACCGTTCGTGGTTTGAAACCTTCCACGATTAACCGTCGCTTGGCAGCGATCCGTGCCTGGCTGCAATGGGCGAAGAAGGAAGGGGAGATTAAGGATCTGCCTGTTTTCCCCCGGCATCTTTCCGAACCAAAGCGAGCACCGAAGTCTTTAGAACGTGTGGAGGAATCTCGTTTCTTGCGAGCTGTAGCCAGGGAAGGGAATGCCCGTGATAGCGCAGTCATAGGTTTGATGCTCTACGCGGGTCTTAGGGTAAGTGAAGCTGTATCCACCAGGCCGGAAGATATCCAAATTGGAGAACGAAAAGGAAAGGTCGTTGTCCGGAATGGGAAAGGCATGAAGCGCCGGGAGGTTCCGATCAATTCGGATGGACGGGGAATGATCGGGCCTTGGCTAGCAAGGTCTAAGGGCGATTATCTTTTTCCTGGCTCAGGTAGAAGTCATCTTGCTCCTAGGACCGTTCAGGAGCTGATAAAAAAATATGCCTATCAGGCACAATTGGACCCGGGTAACGTAACACCACATGTGCTCCGGCATACCTTCGCCACGAAGATATTACGCTCAGGTGTGGACATTGTGACGGTTGCTGCGCTTTTGGGACACTCAAGAATAGATACTACGGCCATCTATACCCAGCCCAGTTGGAGAGACCTAGAACGAGCAGTGGATGGACAAGAAGTAGGGAGTGGGGCATGACCATACATCCGGCCAAGAGATCAGGATTTAGGATAGTAAAATCGGAATTGTTAGAAATCGAATTAAGTCTTTACGAGAAAAAGGGTTTAACGTAACCAATGAAGACGTTCCGGTACTTTATGAGAGATTGAAATACTTTCAAGAGTGCCGGAGGTGAGGTATAAAGGAATTAGCGTGGGAGGACGTATGATTATCGATAAACGCATAGCTAATTACGCTAAAATGATTGAACAGGAGACGGATCCAGTCTTTAAAATGCTCTATGAGTTGAACAGGAATTTATTAATTAAGCTTAAAGATGTAAAAGGCCAGGACAGGGCCATAATTTGCACTGAAAACTCTGATGGCGAGGAGGGGTAG